TTCTTGTGCGATACAGAACACCTCTTTTACTTGATTATCCATTAGAAATATTCTCATTTAATAATGTAGGTCCACCAGTCGAACCCATATGTACAAAATCTTCAGCGAGAGTTGCTGCTTCTGTTTCGGTTAGTGTGGCGGTCTTTTGAATTGTTTTACCATCAATCGACATTGTTACATACCACCTTGACATTAAGTTACCACGACCTAATGCTGTATCTTTTTCAACAATAGCCATTCTATTGCCGTTTCTGAATTGACTGTATAAGTTCATTTCTTCTCCTTTAGGATATTAATCCAATAAATCTGTTTAATATAACACGGTTGTTAATACGACCACCAGCATACTTGTTGAAAGCAGTTACAAGGCCACGGGTAGTTGCATTTTCTTTAACTTCGAGTTCCGCATCTTCGTCAGTATCTAGGCCATTTGACCGTAGAATATAATAATCATCAAATCCAGTTGCATTGACAACCAAGAATTTTGATTTTCTGAATTCTTCTTTCTTCTTTTCAATGTCGTAGAAACTGGCACCAGGATAGAAATCAGCAAGTCGGTTACGAATATCTCTAGCACCACCGACAAAGAAACCAATCACATGTGAATTTGTTCGTAACTTTAATAATTTATTCAAAGTGTAAGTTTGTTCCATACGGAGTGAACTGTAATTTCTATAATCATCATCATATGATTGTTCATGTTTTGTTTTTGTATCACGGAAAACAATTCGTGATGCAGCACCTTTTGGTTTACTATCTCTGAATGTATCGGTATAACCATCATCACTAGAATAAACATTGTTCAAATAACTACCATCACCATCTGTCAAAAATACGGTGTTGACAATTTGTAGTTTATTCTTCTTTTGGAAATGAGGAACAATTTCCATGGCAGAGATTACTGCTTCATTCAGCGGTGTGCCACCCATTCTGAACCAATGTGGAGTACGACCAGGAAAACGATAAGAACCAAGACCTGCCATATGGAACAAAGCACCACCAGCAGTCATAAATTCAGAAGCAGACATTCTACTCGATAAAATATTTAATAAACAAAAATCGTCCGTTTTTACATCACCTTGTTTAGGTGGAATCCTGTATGTACGGCTTGAGTCGGTTTCGTCAATGAAAGCATATACTTCAAATGGAATATTAACTTTCTTACAGAACATTGTCAAATTGAATAACTGTTTAAGTGTATTAGCAATATGTTGTGCCATAGAACCAGACCAATCTAAGTACATGACTAGACCATGTGACTTACCACCAGGAACCACCGTCATCTTTTTAAAGATATCTTCACTAAATTGATATGAAAATATTTTGTTTAGATTCAGGTCACCAGTTTTGGAAATACTGGCACGTTTCATTTGGTCAGCATTCTTGCGTAACTCAAATTCTTTGACAAGATAAGAAACTACTTTACTAGATTCACGGCGGAATTTACTGAATTCGGTTCTATCAACTTTATTGCCTTCTTCCACATATTGTTGATATAGTGATTTATAATCCCAAATACCTTTTTGAATATCAAATTTAGGAATATTCATATACATGAAATGCATATTATCTGTGGAAAATAATTTACTCTCGTTTGCACGATAGGCATCATCCGTATGTGAACGGATTTCTTGGTCGCCAGGTTCTGTTCCAGGTAATTTGGCATCACCTTCTTCACCATCATCTTCATCACCTTCTTCGGATTCTTCGGTTTCATCTTCACCAAAGCCATCTTCATTAGGTTCATCACCTTCTTCTAATTCAATTTCTTCTGATTCTTCTTCATCATCATCATCTTCGCCTTTGGATTTTCTTTTACGTTTTTCTTCTTCAAACTGAGCTTTCATAAAGTTTTGAATGCGTCTGGTTACTTCTTCGACATCTTCCCACGTTTCAGTAGATTCCACATCTTGTAAAAGACGGCGTTCATCATCAGTAAACTTAATAGCAAGAGTTGCACCACCTTTACAATGGAGATTAACACGGTCAATAAAGTTAAATGTATTAATATTTTTATCTTTTGTACCAAAGAAATCTTTTTCGACCAATTCATTGTATGCTTTCACAAAGGAGTTTTTAAGACCTGGATATTTTGATTTGATTTTACGTTCAATACGTGAATCTTCAACAACATTCAGTACGGATTGAATTAATTTCTTTTCTCTGGCGGACATTAAACCTTCTAACGGTGTATACAGAGCGTGACCAGTTTCATGGCCAAAAAACAAATCCATAACGGGTGCGGAAATGTTATTATCTAAAATTGGAATAGTGAGAATTCGTTCTTTAACATTAAAACTAGCCGTAGGCACTTTACGCTGTTCAATGGTTAAATTTTCTGTTGCCATCAGTTTGGCTAATAACGATTTACTTTCAAACATCTTTTTTCTCAGTTACAACAATAACATTACCTGTTGGAGATTCTTCTACTCTCATATTCAACACGGTACCTTCTTTCCATCCTGTTTCAGCAAGCAATTCATCAGGAAATTGCAAAATTGAATCGCCTGTACCATCATTTGCATCAATCAAATCGATAAAATAAGGTTTACTCATACATTTCTTTCATTTTTCTATACCAGTCTTGGTCATTATCATGTCCGGTCTGCGCTGCCCAGCGTTTTACTGCTAATTCTAACTCAGTAAAATCATATTTTTTGTCATTTTCTTTATTTTCTTCAGCTAATTCAATCATTTTCTAATCCTTGTTTAATGTGTTTTGGCCTTCTTATGTATTTTACTACAATTTTGTGTTTTTGTAAAGGTTTTATTGGTGTCCGGCAGACAGGTCGTTGTAATTTTACGACAAAATTGATTTTTCGTTCCATTTTAGCGCCTCATACTTGAAATTTCTACTGCTTCTTCGCTGTTAAACACAGGAACAGCGTTAGATTTGTGCATAGTTGCAATTCCGAGCACTTTTGTGCCGGTATAAACCTTTGGTGACGCTTTTGTTGCACCACATTCACCTGTATTTAATGACGGATAGCGCACGGTTTCACGACCTGGCGCAGGGGAGAGTTTGTATGAGGATAAGTTGAATTGTTTACGTTTTTTAACAACTGGAGTTTGATGTTTTTCGAGCCAAGCTGCGTACTCCTCACGCTCCTGTTTAGGTTTGAGTTTGACTTTACTTTTACGAATATTAGCGTAGATTATCATATTGCCTCCAATGTGTCTATTATAACACAATGGAGGAACAAGTCAAGTTTTGTGTTGTTTTCTCACAACACGGAGTATTAATAAATTCGTTTGAACTTTTTTCTTACAGTCTGGTAATCGTCACCAAAATCCTGTAATAGTTCATCATAATTTTGTTTCATCATCCGTTTTACCGGATCATGTCGCTTTCCATTTTTCTTTTTTGACGAATAACTGTAATCGTCACTATAATCTTTTTCTTTGCGAAACTTTGCCACAAATTTTGACACCATTGCTCCTTATTTTAACACTTCGAAAGTAATACCTCTAATTTTTGTTTCCGGCCTATTACTCATAGTACGGTCGGAAATATAAGTAATTTCTGCTAGAGGATAACAGATTTTAACCAACTTTAAAAGATTGCAGACTGTTCCATCCGCATCATTGAATTTAAGAACTTCATCAACACAATTTATATTTTGTAGAATTTCAGAACGGTCATCATAACTTGAATATATGCCATTTGTTTTCATAAACACATGCATATCGGAATGAACACCGACTATTAACCAATCGCCTTTTTTGCGACACTTTTTAAGAAACCGTAATTCCTTAATAGTAAGTGGATCAAAGTCACCGGATGTAACTATGATTTTTTCTTTGGTCATGGGATTAAATCTGGAAATGCCTCTTTGACAAATTTATAATCTAAACCTTTAACACCTAAGTCTTTTTGGAAAATACCCAAAATAACTTCTGCTTCTCTTGGTTCAATAGATTCTAACATTTGTGTTAGTGTTTCCGTTCTTTTTCTTTCTGTTAATTTTTCAGCAGTTTCATCACCAACTCTAAACATATACAATTTACGCAATTGTGCGTTCAAACTGTCATATGTAATTCCTGGCATCATATCAGTTGGTAATTTATAGTTCTCAGGTAACTCTTTTACTTTCCATTGAAATGCTGGATGGTAAGTTAATTTTAAAACAGTAACAAGTGGTTGTGATAGATTTTTACCAATCAAATCCATTCGTTCTTTTTTATTTTTAGCCAGTTCAAATTCATCAAAAAGTTCATACAGGGTTTTTATCATCATTAGAATTCCTCAATTACTTCCATTAGGCTTTTAAGTTTGTTTGCAATAAAGTAATCCAAAATTTTACCTTTAACGGGTATTGTTTCTTCATAGGTATTTATGATTTTCTCTTTGATATCGCCTGGTATACATCTCAGGTCAATCAAAGTCTGGTTACGGGAGAATCCAATCCTTGCATTTTCATCTTCCCATTCACCATAGTGTTTCTCCATCAATTTATCTAGTTTGCCTTTGCTAATTGGTGTTTGTCTAACATCACGAACAAAACAATCCGATGGAGATAGTACATTTGGTATACCATCACCTTTATCTCCACGGATAATTTTCTCTTTTAGTTCTTCTAATGGATTAAATGAAACAATAAATTTCTTTTGTGCTGGATTATACTGTTTAACAGTAAAATGACTTGTACCATTGTACATCTGTAATTGTGGGAAATCTCCGTCACTTGAAATGATTAGTATATTTTCCGACATAATATGTCGTGGTACAAGTGTGCCAATAATATCATCAGCTTCAGCACCTTCAACATCCACTACTTTGTATGGAAAGTTTTCTTTTAATTCCTGTTTGAATTTGGCAAGCATATCAAAAATCATGTGCCAGTCAAGGTCAGACTTTTCCCGTGTCTTTTTCCGGTTTGCCTTGTAGAATGGAAAGAACTCCTTGCGCCAATACTTGCGGTTGTCACAACAGAGTACAACTTCACCATAATCTTTACGGAACGTCTTTAGGTGGGTTTTGAGTATCATTAGGACCATGTGCCTAATAAGTGATTCATCTAATGTGAATGTTTTTCCATACATGGACTTTTTTCCATTAGATATTTGAGCCATTAGGCCAGAGAGTAAGACTTGGTTCAAGTCAACGAGAATCATAACAAACTTTCGAGTTTCAAAACTATATTATATCAGATATCTTCAAATTTGGCAAGCGCATCTTGGTAGAAATTTTCTGAAGTGGTAGTTTTACGTGAAATAATACCATACCAACCAGATTTAATTAAGTCGGAAATATATTCCCTAGGATCCGAGAATATTGCTTCAAATGTATCAAAATTCTTGATAACCAATTCCTCATCATTATCTTCATCTTCTTCTTGGAATAATATAATATGCCATTTGTCACCAACATCACTTCCTTCTATTGGTGTGCCTTTATTCTTATAAACATTTGATTGTATGTGTACATTATTTTTTTCCG